GAAAAGTATGTTAAAAACAATGGTACTAATATTAATAAGAATATATTTACAGACCAATTGTTTAGAAACGAGATAGGAAGAGAAATCTTCACACAGACAGTAGCAGGGAAGACTATTCTTGATACAGGAATTACTATAGTAGACACTATTAATAAAACAGATGTAACTAAGTTAGTTTATGCTAATATTAATAACATTCCTAAATATGCAATGTCAGGCGCAACCGGACAAGGTCTAGAGGAGTCTGGTGGATTACCACTTAAATTAGTAGGGTTTGAAGTAAGTAAACAACCATTAGCAGATGGTACATTTGCAAAAAGTTATAATGCAATTTATATGGATATTAGTTTAATCCAAAAAAATACCTTATATTATAACTCAAATGAAAGAGAATTTTCTGATTTTGTAGATTCAGCACAGACAGAAGAGTTTATAGAAGACAATTGGGAAGCTATCATTAGGAAAGAAACTAAAGGAGCACCAATAGAATTGAAGAAGTTTGAACAAAAATATAGAAAGAACGATTTAGTAGTTAGAGATTTAGTTGCAGAACAACAAGAAGCAATTAATAATAGGCCTAAAGCAGACCTACCTTTAAATGAAGAATCAATAAACGATAATTGTAGTTAATAATGGCAAGTTGTAGATTAATAATAGATGCATCGATTTCAAAGATGCAAAATGCGGGAGTTCTAGACAAGGGACTTGCAGTAAAAAACATGGATGCCTTTAATGCGGAGCAGAGCAGGGTAAGAGATGAAATTAGAAAGCTATATAGCTCTAGTTTCGCTGATCCTATTGGTAAAGTAGTCGATGGTGTATTACATAGGAGTGATGCAGCATTAGGACGTGAACGCCGCCTAAAGAAAAAAGGAGCACAGATGTATGCAGGAGTTACACACAAACCTTTCATGGCCACAGGGTCTGTAAAGGTAGCAATGCGTCCTGATGACATATCTTCTCTATTTAAGAAAGGTAAAAAGAAGACATATCTTAATGTAGAAGGAGCAGATGGACATTACAGTAGACAATATTCTGTAGATGAGATATTAAAGATGAAGGATGTAAATCCTGGGTTTGTACACTTTGTAAAGGACATTATTAACTTAACAAATAGAGATCTGTTAAACGCGTATTTACCAGGCTTTATGGTCCCAATGAATGAGGGTTTAGAAATTGGGAGAAACCTCGAAAAACGCATGGTAACAAGGTCTCAAAAGTCTTCTATGAAGAATGTTATGGAGGAGCAAGTAGGACAATTTGGAAGTGAAGCTTTAAATACCATAAATCAGCAGGTAGAAGGAGTGTTGAAGAGCACTGGCACACAGTATGCTGTAACTGCAGAAAGAAATGCGGCGATAGGAGTGGCCGGAAGTGCTTCAGTAGCACATATAGCTATGGACTTTGTGAATATGGGGACCATTTTTCTAACTCAAGAGAGTATTAATGAGAATATGGCTAAGATTTATGTACACGAGAAAGTACACGTTATGACCAATGGCTTTTTAAAGGACCAAGACTTTTTTATTAAGATAGCTGAGCTATATAACATAGCTGTTGACCATGCTAATGATGGTGTTAAGGGTCGTTATGGTATGACTGATATATATGAATTCTTATCAGAGGGTATGACAGACCCTGAATTTCAGCAGTTCTTGGCTTCTATACCTTATAAAAGTACGAAGACATTATTACAAAGAATAATAGATGTCATAGCACGTCAGATTGAAAATGCAATAGGTGTTAAAATTAATGACACTGTACTTGAAGAATTAATAACTCTTACAACAGTTAAGATGTCAGAGGCTATAGCAAGTAAAGCAAAGCTTTACAACATAGACGACAATGATTATGATATATTAAATGATATCAACTTTAATGGTAAGTACGAAGGAAAAGCTCCCTTGGCAGATGTTAAGAAGTGGGCTAAAAGATTTAACGTTACATTTGATCAAGATAAAGGTGTTTTTTATCTAGATAATATTTTACAGACTAGATTAGATAAAGCAGGAATAAGTGCTGCAGCGGATTTTAGAGTAGGAGATTTCTACTACCAGTATAAATTTAAAGGGGCTAACTTAGAACAAATCTTTGACTATTGGGATATAAGTGATACTGTACAACATCCCCTTATTTCATTCTATAATGATAAACACGATATAGATGGTAATATAGATGCTTTGAAAGAAATGAATCGTAGAAGAGTAGAGACACCTAGTGAAGAGACACATAATAAATACCATATTGCTACTGTACCTCACTTTAGAGCTACTTCTTACTTAGGATTCTCAGCAGACTCTTCATCACCATTATTACAGAACGCCAATAGAATTGGTAACGTGGCTGATGAATTAGCTAAACGTGTATTTACTGAAGGGTTTGAAAGAGCACAGTATACATATGAGAAAGTTAATGAGTTTGTTAAGAAAGAACATTGGGGACATGTTAAATTAGATGATCCTAATATGAAGGAATCAGACTTTGACGCTAATTTTAGAAACGCAGTATCAGAGGAGTCTTACTATGCATTAATGGAAAGCCTGGAAGCTATGAAGGAGAACTTAATGAAGAACCACGGAGTGGTAGAGTTTATACCTGATTTAGTAGTATGGGATAATAAGACTAGAGTAGCAGGTGAAATTGATATTTTAGCTAAGCATAAAGATGGTTCTTATACTGTTATAGATATGAAGACACGTCGTAAAGGGGTGGATGAGTATGATGGTATACAAGAGGACGAGTATAATACTAAGACTAAGCATACAAGACAGACTAGTTTATATTCTATTATGTTGAGACAACTAGGATTTAAGGTGAATGACCCTATGATCATAATGGGGCAACCTGTATATGGTACAGAGGACATAGATAATCAAACATTCATCGATATTATCGAAGGGGAGAAATTGATATTAATTCCTTTAAAATTAGAAGAAGACTTATTCGACTATAATCTAGATGGCAGATACAATACAGATATTCGTAATTTAATTGAAAGCAAGAGATTAGAGTATGAAGATTGGTTTAGAAATCAAACGTTTATTGCGGATCAATTAGAACAGACTTCTAATACAGAAGAACGCGAAGCGCAAGTGACTAAGCTACAAACAGAACTTGAGAACATTAAGTTTAAACTTCAAGAGTATAGAAACTTACTTAAGAAGGGGAACAACAGGGGAGCTATGCCGGAAGGTCTTTCTAATGTAGAAGCTAAGATTGTAGAGCAACTTAAGAAGAACATAGAGGATACAGCTATTATCGAGCAACTATTAATTATAGAGGACTTCTTTATATTTGGTGAGAAACAACTTAAGATTTTAGCCAGTGATTTAGAAAGAGACTCAGCTGACGATAGAGAGGCACAAAGAAATGCTTACTTCCAAATACAAAACTATATGGGAGTATATAAGACAGCAGAGGAATTGAATGTTTCTCTGGAAGAACTTAGACAACAAGGTCATATCACGCAGAAAGAATTTGATAGAGTTAAAAGAACTTTCAATGAGTTCTCTCAATTAAACACGGACCTTAAAACCCGCCTTAAGATTAAGATTAAGGATATCGCTATATCTGAATTAAGCAACTCTTATTTAGGGAGTAAGTTTGAAATAGATATGAAGAATGATTTCCAAAGAGAAGGCGAAGAGAAGTTTAAAGATTTAAAAGGAACAGCTAAAGAGGATGCTATTAGAGAGTTCATAAATATGAAGAGAAGAGATCCTGCAGTTCTTAAGAAACTAGAAGAAAAATATAGTGATGAGTTACAAGCTCTCACTAAAGAGGTACACTATGATATGAGTAATAGTTCATATATGTTCTTGTCAGATACATCTGTAAATAACACACATGTACAGCTTATGCATAATATGATAGCACAGTCTAAACAGCAGTTTACTACAGAGGCCAATGAGTCCTTACAGGAGCTAGCTTCACTAGAACAAGAATTAGCTTTATCTAAGAAAGAGGTAGAAGAATTAATAGTAGTAGGTACAGACGGTGGTTCTTATTTACAAGGGAAGTATAAGATTGAATTCATGGATAAGATACGTGCATTACAACAAGATATTAGAGATGCAGAATTCCTATATGAAAAAGACCCTAAACTCTCTAAGATTAAAGCAGACCAAGCTAGAGTTAAATTAGCTAAGTTCAAGAAAGAGAATACAACTTGGGATATGGAGAATTTAAGAAATATACCTTTAGACAAGTGGTTGAATAAAGGGCTAGATAAACTTTCTGAAAACCAAATGAAAGCTCTGAAGTACTTCAGTGAAAAGACTATTGAAAGCCATAGAATAACAGGTAATGGTAAATCACTTGTTAGAACTGTAGGTATAAAAGATGTTGCATTCTTACAACTACCCGGTATCAAAGTAACTAAGTTTGGTGCAGCCGCTAGAGGTGACCTTGGTAAATTCTACAGAAAAGCGTGGGATGAAACATTCACACAAGAAATAGATGACCAAGAGATGGGATTTGAAGCTTCTGATATAGAGGAGAAGACTTATCAAACATACACTACTCTTGATGGCAAGCAGTCTTATAAGGTTCCTGTATTCTTTAGAGGTAATCCAAAAGAGATGCAGAACAGAGACTTATGGACAGTGTTTGCACTGGAGTCACAGAATGTGATACGTTATAAGATCGATAGTGACTTGGCCTCTAGGGGTACAGTGCTATTAGATATGGTTAATGAAAGCAAATTTTACAAAACTGCAGGAGTAACTAGAGAGAAAGTAACATCATTATTCCGTGCTAAGGGCTCAACAGAAGCTGTAACAATAGAAGGGGACAAGAGCGTTACTTCTAAAATGCTACTTAAGATGCTTAAGAATAACGTATACTCTATGACGCAAGAGTACGCAGGGAAGATTCCTGGTACTGAAATAGACATACATAAAGCAGCTCAATTAGTATCATCATATACAGCATTTGCATCGATGTCATTTAAACTATTAAGTGCCGGGAATAACTGGGTAACTGGTAATGTGAGTGCCGCGTTAGAGGCTGCAGGCGGAGAGTTCTATGATAAAGGTAACTTAACTAGTGCTAAAGCATTCTATGCTAGAAATATCATGGGAATTCTAGGAGATATAGGGAAGCCTGTTAAGAGTAATATAGTAAACCAATTAATAGCAGCATACGATGCGCAGTCAGAAGGTTCTATACTTAACAATGAATTTGAAAAAGATAACAAGTTAAAGCAACTTTTAGACCCTGGAATGACATTAGGGGGTTATCAGATGGGTGAACATGAGATTCACGCTACTGTTATGTTAAGTATTATGGACTCTGTAAAGATTCTGGATAGAAAGGGTAGATGGCTTACAAGAGACGGTAAAACGACTACTAACAAGAAAGAAGCAATGTCGTTATTAGATACTTATTCTATTAAAGATGGTGCACTTGACCAGAAAGTAGAGAAAGGTATTTGGTATACAGAACACGATACAGTCAACCCACTGGGTGGAGGAGGAGAAGCCTCTATCAGAGTACTAATCAAAGACAGAATTACTAGGACTCAAGGGGCTTTTGATAAAGCAACTCAAGCAGAACTAAACAGACAATGGTATGGTAAATTATTTGTTCAATTTAAGAAACATATTATTCCACAATCATTAAATAGATTTAGAGGACTTGGAGGTATCTTTAAAGAAACGGACAAGTTAACTGACGCTGAAAAATACTATAATTACAAGGCTAAAACTGAAGAGTACGGTTATTACACTAGTTTCTTAAGACATACTATTGGAGTATTGAGAGCAGAGAAATGGAATGTACTTGCTTGGAAGAAAGCTTCTTCTGATAATTGGAAGAAGATGACAAAGCACGAACGTTCTAATGTTACTAAGACTATAGCTGAGATATCTTACTTAGTATTTGTAGCGGCAATGGCTGGATTCGTAGCAGCAGCGGCTGAAGAAGATGATGATAACCCGCATTTATGGACAGCAGCCTACTTATTCAAGAGACAAGTAGGTGACGCCGGGCTTCAGTATAGTAATCCTGAAGAGCTATGGCGTTTGACAGACTCGCCAATGGCAGCAATGAAAAATATTGATCACTTGATTAACTCAGTGAGCCAACTATTAGACCCAACTGCAGAGTATGTAAGTGGAATTAATGCTGGTAGAAATAAATCACTAACAAAAATGCAACGTTTAGTATTATTAGACAGATTAAACCAATTTCAAGACGGCTATAACAAACGTCTTTACACAGGTATCGATAAATACTAAGGTCAAATTTTTTGTAAGGTCAAAAAAATCCCGTTTCAGCTTTTAGCCGTTACGGGAATTTTTTGTCATTAATTAAAACTATCAATACACTTCACACTTCAGTTTAAAGTCCTTTAAAATTGTATTACTCCTGAGAGCACGCAAAGTATTATAAACTCCTTGGTATGATGTTCTGTTTTGGTATATTTCCTGTATAGGCATACCATATCTGTCTTCTAATGTCTTTTCTACTTTATCTCTTACCCCTTTCGAGTAGTTGTTATATCTTGGGAACAATGCTTCCTTGAAATTATTAGCATCTTTAACATATTGGTGCATAAACCCCTCTTGTCTAAAGAAGTTTCTACATAAATATGCATCTATTCCGTTGTCGTATAGGGCTACATCTACAAATATTCTAAATAGATTTATATTATTCTTTGTTAATTTGAATTTCCTCTTAATATACTCAAACATTTCTGTTTGACTTTCCAGAAGATGTGTATACAATGTAGTATTACTTTGGAAATTCTTTAACACTTCTTCTGTTAATTCAGGGCAATTAGCATTACTATGTTTTTTAGCAAACTCCGGAGTTACATATTTTCCCGGAGTTGTAAGATACAATTTGTATGCTTCTTTATGTGTATTATTAATAAAGTATAATAGCTGCACATCTTTCTTCGAAAAGGATTGTGTAACAATAGCACTGTTTAATAATTGGTATATAAAATCTCTTAGAATATTACCGTCACTCTCTAAGTTTTCATATACTGTTTTTGTTATCTCTGTTAGATCATCTCTAACATATTTAAAATTATCAATTACTTCTGAACCACCAAACGTACTGTTATTGGCTAAGAAATAATCAACATTATTTATTTCTAATTTTTTGACAGATATTGCGTAATCATATATTGGCTGATTAAAATAAACATCTAACTTGTTTACTTTACTAACTACATAGTTAATTACTGCATCTACAACAGTAATACTTTTCTCGTTGGCCATCATTAATCTCTCTGTGTCTCTTTCTGTACTATGTCCTATGGATACAATATCCTCTTCATATGCGAATAGTCTTACAAAACCATTCTCATCTATTCTAGTATCAATTATTTTCATCTTCCTTCTTCTTTAAATATAGGAAACTATATGGACCTGCGCCTAATAGTAATTCCAGTTGCTCATGTAAAGAATTGTTGATTATATCTCGAAACAATTGCTTTTCTTGTGGTGTCCTCAAGTTATTCTTGTACACCTTCTCCATCAATGCTATTTTATCTCTGTTACTATAATCCCCTATAGTAATCATATTTAAATTATATATATTTCTAATATTCTTAATCCCTACTGAATTAAAAGTATTATTATTTCTGATATTTTGGCCATTCTTAGCGAATGATACTAGAAATAATGAGTATAAGTATGGTAAACCCTCCTTAACATTCATATTTTCTAATAATTTCAATCCCATAGTTATATTTGTTCCACCACTAGACATAGACCCTAGTAACAAATTATAACTTTCTACATCTAATTTAGGTTTAAGCGCATCTATATACGCATTTGCCTGGGCATCGTTAGTAAACAAAGATATAGCATGTCCTTCTAGTAAAGCATTGAAAGACTCTCTATCTGGCTCCGAATTAAACTGTAGTTTTCTGTAAGTAGCCGTCCTTGATAAAGACTCCCCTAACTGTGCTCCAAGCATTTTAACACAATGCTCTTCTAATTTATCTCTATCATAATAGTATGAATTAAATAACTTGGCTATATACTTAAGTTCTGGTTGTCCTTGTTTTGTTTGGTTATTAGTCAAATTTTGGAAGAAATCCCTAAACCACTTCTCATGTACTTTTAAAGCAATTGCATGATTAGCCGTTTCTATATAACCACTATTATTACTATATGCATGTAAGTTAGTGTTAATAACCTGTTTAGTAGCTGTCTTAGTTAGCTCCACTCTTTTTGCTTTCTTAGAATATCTATTAAAAGTTGTCCTTGGGAATATAGAATTCTTGGTAAAAAATACCTTATCCTTGTCATTAATACTATTTCTGCTTATCACTTCAAATAGTCTTTCCCTATACGAGTTGAATTCATCTAATGTCTTACCACTATGAAAGTTTTCAAATGTTCCTGTTCCTTTTAAATTAAATATTACTTTTCCTTCTTTAGCGTCCCATTCTGGAACGGCGTTCATTACCTCTCTCTTAGTAAAAAACGAGGCAAGCCCGTCGTTTGACAGGCTCACTTTTGTTTTGTTTGTACTCATGTTTTCTTAGCCTAATAGCATATCTTTAAATTTTGGGTCTACTAATAATTTACTTACTCTTGAAGCATGTTTTTGGAACAGCTTGTTAGCCATTGCATAAACTAAATCCATCGCTAAGATAGTCTTCTTGTGATTTACAATCTTAAGAATTCTATCAACATATGGTTGACTAGCTACACCTTTCTTCTCAAACTTTATTAAAATGTGATTTACAAGTCTAAATGTGATAGTAGCAGCTATATCCGCTCTATAGTTTTTACTATCAATATGACCTATAGTCTTTTCTAACTCTTTAGCCACATCTGCCCAAGGCTTGTGTACTAAATCATCAGGAGTAATTAACTTATCAAGTTTATTGTTAATAAACATTGTAAAGTTACTACCAATGACATTATCTTCGGAATCAAAGATTCCCGCTGAAATATCTAAAGCTCGTGCTAACCCATCTGGAGAACCTAAATTAGGTACTGACTCCAAAGTTCTCGCAAAGGCCATATAAGTACGACCAGTTGCTTGGTTATTGTTTTGATTTGTCTCGAACATTTCTGGATATAATAGTGCAAAGTTAATAAATTCACTTCTTACTTCTACTTCTTCCATATGTGTTGCTAACAATTTAACATCAAAATCAACTTCAAATGTGATAAATCTAGTTTTCTGTGCATTATCCATTGCAGATACAGAATACTCACCATTATCAGGGTTAGAAGTTAATATAATTTGTGTGTTCTTAGGCAACTTCCAGGTACCTAATTGCCCTTTATCTAACAATTCCATTGTTGATTGTAAGATTAATGGGTTTGCTCTACTATAATCATCTAATAATAAGATGTTATCTCCATCTGTTGGTTTTGGAACCCAGCTAGGGATTGCAAAATCCATTACAGGGTCAGAGCCAGGTATTAATTCATACCCTGCTTTGATATGTGCTTCTAATGAGGCTTCCGCTACGGTAACTAATTCACCTTTCTCATTTTTCATATCATATTTTTTTATAGGAAATCCTGTTAAATCCCCTACTTCTTCGAAGGCACCAAGATTAATCTTAGTGAATTTTATACCGCGTTCTATTGCGATTTCTTCTACAATAGCTGTTTTACCAATACCATGCCCTCCTTCAAGACATACAGTGTACGGTTTCAATCCTTTTGTTTCTAGTTGTACGTTGTTGTCTATGATGTAGTTGATGTTCTCTTTAATTTCTTTTAAATTCATAACTGCTTAAATTGTTGGTTTATATTTGTCTAAATTGTTTAAAAAGAATTCGATGTTTTTAGGACCAAATTCCGGAAATATGTTTTGTAAATTATCACTAAATTTTAAGTTAGTGGTTGTATTACCAGAGTGATGTACTGGATTTAATGCTATAGCGTTAGCCATAACTGTACTTATTAATTCTTTAGTACACTTGTTATCCTCTATTAACCCTACTTGAGAGTAAATATCGATAGTTTCCTTTGGTAAGTTTACTATATCATCAGTTAGACTTAATATAACACCTACTACAATTTCACTATATGTAACTTTTTGAAATTGCTTAGCGTTTGTAAACAACCTATGCTTTAGATTAAAAGAATATCTCTTGTCTTCTAAAGGCTTTTGTAATTTCTTTGGTAAGAAGCTTAGTGTCAAATTATGACCAATGCTTTGGTTACCAAAGTTCGTGTGTCCGAGATAGTCTTGTAACTTCTCAAGCATTGCTTTATTCTGGATTAATCCCATTTCTGTTTTTGTTATGATTATCTTGTTTAATTTGAGCCAAGGAATAAATATTTTAGAATCATTATGAGGGCTAATTACATCTACCCCTTGTCTAAACAAAGAATGTTGGTTAACTTTAGTAACCCTATATACCATTCCTGGTCTAATTTTTATAATTCTTACTTTTCTGTAAAAACTATTTGCATCAAGTACATCCTCTATATCAAGAACGTCTGCCACTGTAAACAAGTCTCCTTCTTTGATATCTATATTGTACTTCATTATCTGCCTTTTATTAGTATTATCTTTTTAACATCTTCCCATAAAAAGTAATTTTGTTCTATTCCTATTCTAGTATGTAAGATATGCCCATTATAAGAGGGCCTTAAAGGGGTTGCTACTTTAAATATAGCAACTATTTCTTGTACTTGCCCCACCTTATATCTAGAGGTATTAAAACTATCTTTACCTTCCTTCTTAAATACTATATTATCTCCTAACTTAATGTGTTTTATTAAAACATTTTTACTTCTACGCATCCTTCATAATTATATGTTTCTCTATCCTATTCCATTTTACGTTAACCCTGAATCCAGTTGTTTTTAATAAAATGTAACCATAAGATATTGGAGCAGGTATAAACTCTACTTCCCAAATAGTATAAGGAGTGGGTTTAACACTCCTTTTAGAAATAGGTTTTGGAATAACGGTTAACATTATAAAGTCGCCTGCCTTAAGATTATTGCTCTTCTGCATCCTTAGGGATTTGAAACATTCTACATTTACTGCCTGGATCGAACTTAGTTCCATTTGCAGTAATAACAAATAAATGTCTTCCTAATAGTTTTTCATTACAACTAATGTAACCATCTGTTAAATGAATAGCTGCTGTATAATCACGTCTCTTGTCATTATACAATTTAATAACATCATCTATACAAGAACCTCCGCCACCGTGGATATTCTTTGGGGCTTTCCCAGTATACATAAAGTCATCATGTATCTGTGTATCCCAAGTAACAACCCTAATAACTGCTCCTGCTTTATAAATATAGTTAATTTGCTCAAATACATCCGCAATTTCCTTATCCCCCATAGAACCGGATGTATCTACTGATACAAACAATGCAATTTTCTTCTTAGTCCTTAAACCTGGGAGGCCTGCAAAACGTTTAGACTCTCTCTTGTGAGTTTTCTTACGTGCTATATCTAACATAGTACCTAAGAATTTTCTAAACCATGCTTTCCAATTGAATACTTGGGGTTTCTTTTCAAATAGTTTCTCGATTTCTCTTGATAAACCACCTGGTAAATTACCTCTAGACTTTTGATCAGTATCTTTGTAAGCTTCTTTGTTATTGTGTTTTTGCTGGTTATCAAACATCTTCTTTTGTTGAGATGTTAAATCCTCATATTCTGTCCAATTCCCGTGGTCTGAACCACCTGGCATATTGGCTAATTGTTGTTTAAATTGAGGGTTAGTTTTAGCCTCTTCCTCAATTGCCTGATAGTAGAATTTACTACCTTTTTTTGGTGGTAGGTTTAAATGTTTAAACATAGGAGAATCTGTAAATATCCATTCATCACTTGTGTGTTGTTTAGGTATATACTGGTTAATCTCCATATCCATAGCTAAATTAGCTATTTTTTGGTCTGCATAAGTGCTCGCTACTTGCAAATGACCAAAAGCAACGTGCAGTACTTCGTGGTGCACTAGTCCCATTCGTTGATCAGGCTTGAGTTTCTTCCAGTACTCTGGATTAATTAATAAATCGACATTAAATGTCTGCGGATCGATTGCTACAGCTGCTGTAGGTACTTTATCCGTAATTGTTTTCTTGATTTTCATTAAGATGTGTCCAAAAAATGGATTATCAAACATGAATTTCTTAACTGTTGATGATAAATCTCTATAAGTCATTGTTTCTTTGGTTTTTTAGCCACTTTCCACTCGTTTCTTTTCTTTCTTGTGTAGCTGTTTAAATATTTTTAATGCTCCTTCCTCATCTAATGAAGTAAAAGCGGTTTTGCCAAATTGTTTACTAGACGGGTAAGTATCCGTGCCATACATCGAATGTATAATACGTATAAAAGTCTCATAGTAAGCGTCAGGCCCCTTAGGACCAACTCTGTACATGTAGACATACTTAGATGTCTTTACTCTTTCAAATAGTTTTCCTTTTACTTCTCCTAGTCCTATAAACTTCTTTAACAAAAGGTTAGTCTCTGGGTCTCGCATATCCAATTGGTTTGATATCTTTTTCCTGCGCTGGCGGTCGTCCTGCACTTTGCTCTACAAAGTCCATTAAATTTGGTTGTCCATTAATCTGCGAGTCAAGTATTTTCTCACTTAGTTGTAATTTTTTTAAAGTTACTGATTTCTCAAGGGCTCTGATATGAGTTGGCCTTGTGAATCTGGCTACTACTAGTATAACTAATAATACTAATATAATACCTAACATTACTAATTCTATCATATTCCTATAATTTTTCCGTTGTTGTTTACCCTATGCCATAAATCTACAATGGATGCATTAACATAAGTCGTTCCTTTTTCAGTATATATCATAGAGTTTATAGTGCCACGCTCATTATGAAAGTGCCCAAAAATATGATAACGAGGCCTTACTCGTTTCACACATGCGGTCAAGTCTATATCACCGTGGTGCATTCCTGATGTAACATCAAGTATACCGTGTGGTGGGCCATGAGTAACTAAGATATCAGTATCATCAGGTACAACATTCCAATGTGCTCCTAATAAATTTCTATCTCTATTATAAGCCCACCCTGTACCAAACGTTGGCGTATAAGGGGACCCATATATTTTAACTGTATCTATGGTTATTGCTTCATCAATTAAGAATGTAACCTTAGGCCAATCGTGTTGATTGATATAGTAATGTTCTACTGCGGTATCGTGATTTCCTGGAACATATAATCTATGTTTCGCATCTATATCACTAAACCAAGTTAGAAAATCTTTCATTTCTGAGTCATTCAATGCGGGGGAGCGTGTTGTTCCTGCGTCTCCTGCACAAATGACCATATCAATCCCCTTAGGGACTGTCAGTTCTCTATGTTTTGTATGTGTATCTGATATACACCAAATCTTCATCATTTCTCTTTCCTCATTAAAAACTCAATTTCTCTGTCTAAATACTCCCTAGCCTTTTCCAAGTCTAAGATAGCATTTCCTTTCTTTTCGTGTCTGACAATGTACTTCAATACATTGCCTATATTGAAGTTAAAGTTCCATACTTTAACCATCTCAATAACGTCAGCCTTATCTGCATCATTTTTATAATGCTCAGGCTTTACGGCATCTTTTTCCATGTCTTCCTTTTATATCTTTCGAATAATATACTTCATCCTCATTCTTTCCTCTCAAGGTATTACAGTCTTCTACGTGATCACAGTCCCAGTAATAGCCCCAATCTTCGTCTTCCTTCGTTACACTATCGTGATATATATCCTCTTCATAGAATATATCAGATTCTTCTTTTGATGTAAGAAAATTCAATAAGTCTATGCAGTTATCCTTACGATGTAAAAATTGACGTATTTCTGGGTATTCTCTAATAATAGTCAATTTAAGACTATTAAGGCAGTCCCAGCCTCCTCCTAAGTCAATTAATCTAGCTACTTCATTTATGATGTAGCCCATTTCTTCTTTACTTAGTTTCTTTATTGGGTAAACGAATTTGTAAGTCATCTCTTTTTAAATAAAATAAAGCATCGAGAGCAACTCGATCATTATAGAACATATCTAAGTCTGTACCTCTAATTTGTTGTGCAACTTCAGGATTTAACTCATAAAGTGCATTAAATAATGCCTGGCCGTACCTTAATTCAGGGTTAGCCTCTCGCCTTAGCTCAGCTAACTCCAGGACTTTTGTTATTTGCCTTTTGGTTAGATATTTAGTTATTCTTACGGTGTTATATTCACCATGTGTCCCCATATATTTTCTAGTTACTCTCTTCATGCTTTTTAGATTTCTGTTATTAACATTATTAAATCAGAAAGAATTAATTCTTTTTCTTGCTTCTCCAGATATACAGACAATTCTGCAGCTAATACAGGATAAAAAACAAGTATTGTTAATATAAAAATATCCATATAGCCCATTTCAAGTTCTTCATTTCCCATAGCCTCTGTAAATTCTTTATACACACGGTCAGTATGTATAACAAGCTTATATACGTTATCTTCGGATATCGTATTCTTTAATCCCATTTCTTCTTTTTTTGTTAATTACTAAAATTTATACTACTTCGTTATCTCGAAGCAGTTGTTTGATAATGAAGTACTACCCATTCTTCTGAAAATAGTTCTATCATTGTTTCTTTCCAAGGAACATTACCAAATCTACTTTCTACATATAGATAAGGCGCTGTCATTTTACTATTTTTATCCGGGTATTGTGCAAGTATCCTTACATCTTTTTCCCAACTAGGTAAACGCATAGCTGCTCCCTTTTTTACTTCTTCTAATGCTTCTCCGAAATTCATTTTTAATTATTTTACTTTGTTACACAAATCTATAAATTCTTTATTAGATAAGGTTCCTTTCATTATATTAATTTTTTATGTACCCATTGTACATTTCCTTTAATATATCCTTTTGAGGGCTATTTTTACCAGATGCTTTTTTTTAACACAACCACAATTAGAGTTAATAGACCGTTTTATAGACGTACCTGTTCTAATTACGAAGTTACCACAATTACATTTACATTCCCATTGAGAATGCCCTGCATTTGTTTTTCCATATTCTTTAATTACTACTAACTTTCCAAACTTTTTTCCTATAAGATTAATTTTCCTCATTGTTATAATATTTAATTCACAATTATTCCAGTATAATATACTAAAATAACTGTGAACTAAACAAAATAGTTATAATATTTTATATAACCTCACATGAACCTCCGCCGCTACAAGCTAATTCTCCATTTAAATTCGTGTTGTCTTGCAACTCTATCACTTTTGTTAAATCTATATTATGTAAATGATCTCTCATCTTTTCATACTGTTCCTTTGTGATTTCTTCAAATGGTGCTTGTTTATATGAGCCACCGTCATATGGTAACACGGAAATACCATTATAGTATTCCTTATTAACCCACATCCAATCTCTCACAATATTCCATTCATCGTCTCGTAAAGAGATGGTGCAAGATACGTTATGTGTGTTTTCACCACTAATATGGCCTGGTGTAACCCATTCTCTAGAGATTTTCTTAACTCTCTCTAATAGATTAATTGCACTCTCTGTCCTCAACATAGCCCCGTCAGGTGCTTTTTGTGGTACAGAAATTACAGCTGCCTTAGTTGGATTCTCATGATAATCTTCAACAAGTTCTGGATGGTTTATAATTAAATAACTATACAGAGCTTCTGATTTATCAATTTGTATTCTACGTATATAATATTCACTATGATAAGCGTGAATACCACTTGATGTCCCTAACACTAAGCTAGTTGTTCCAGCGGGTTTAACGCAAGTCTGCCTAGCTGCAGCATTAATTCCTATCTTATACGCGATTGCCTCATTCATTGCCATTACGGTTCCTGCCGCTTCTTCAAAATTTAGAGCTAATAAACTCTCATTAGCTATACCTGTGATGGATACACCTATCAGTGCATCTTTTTCAGTATTGGTTCTCCATATCTCTCGTAGATAATGGAAATCCGTATAACCCGCTTGAAGAGTAGCTAACATTGCTGCAGCCCCCGCTGCTCGATTGAACTCTTCTTGCGTTTTGAGTAGTAAACCATTGATTTCTACTAAATTACAGAATTGATTGTTTTTTAACGCAATCTCAACACAAGGATTGCTCCCCCACGTCTTGTCATTTGTAAAATAGAAACCAGGTTCTCCTGCTCTTGAGTCTTTGGTTTTCTGCCATAATGAATCAAATACATCTTTTGTAATGGTATCTCTTTCAAGTACAACACTGTTATTAGCCCTACCGCGCTGTGAGTTTATTTCCCACCATGCTCCGGCCTTAGAGGCTGTCATATCTGTGTCATTCATATCAAAGAATGCAATCATTGCACTTCTGCGAATTCCTCCTGCTAATACAGCGTTAGCTATATAGCAAAGAATATCGTGCACTTCTAGTGATGTTAATTTATCCCCGTCATTCTTGGCTTCAAGAATTCCTTCTATCTGAGATAGAGCTGTTCTTAAAGGACCCGGCCCTGGTGCCTTACCACCTGCTGTCACTAATAGTGCGCCTTTCTCCCTAATTGAGTCATAATCAAATTCTAACTGAGAAGTTGTTTTCCCAGTATATGATTTTAATAAAGCTTTTACCGCATCAGCCCAGCCCATAATGGAGTCTTCTATTACGAATTTCCTTTTACGTTGGCTTGGTTTCTGAATATTTGGAATCTGCTTTATATCATGCTCCTGTATGCTATATCCTACTCCTACTCCTGATAACAACATAAACATTGTTTCACTAAATGAGTAAATAGAATCTATTGGAACATAACTACAATTAAAGATTCTTGAATTATTAACTTCTATTGCTTTGCCTGCAAATTGCAAACTACGCATAGATGGTAATACTTTTTTTGGAAGTACAAAATCTGTGTAAACTTCCATAATTTCCTCAGTAAGTTGAGGGTACTTTTTAATATGCATTTGCATATTACGATTAACCAATTCCTTCCACGTTTCTCTTCGTTCTTCTCCGGGTAAATACTTAGCATATTTCATATAAGTAATTATGTCAGACAAGATCTTTTTATCCTTCTTCATTTTTATGTTTAATCTTTCTACTGTACCTATCGCCTTTACACAACCAACAACTACAAGGAGCTCCATGATTTCTGAAAGCATATAATTTTCCAATTATCTTCTTCCCTCCATTTAGAGTTTCTAGTAACTTAATTCGTTTTTTGTACTTCAGCATTTTCTTCTTAAATCTCTCTGCTTTATTCATATGTTATGGTTCTCTATACAAAACTCTTTTAACATCGAAGATTTTCTCAAAAGTACCATCAGTACGTGCTACATCGTAATGTGCAGCTATACCAGCAGTAGCAGAGGTCTCCACAATACCAATAACTCCATTTTCACCAAGTTTAGCATAAGACATCTCCTCTCCGTAAATAATTTGTATAATATTCATTGTTTAAAATAAATCAAATTTATCCTTCTTTTTCTCAAGTAGCTTTTCCATCTTATTAAAGAAAGTAGCATACTTCTCCTTTGTCCAATCTCCTCTATCTGTCTTAAGATTAACGAGACTGTACATTTCAACAAACCTGTCAAGGCCGTTTTTATAACCGTGTTTCTTGGTATAAGTTTTGATAGTAGCTACTATAATATCATCCATAGAACTCTCTTTGGATACTATCTTATTTGCTCCTACTTTACCTACGCCTTCCATACCAGCTATATTATCTACACTATCACCTGAAAGAGTTTGAGTCATCAAGACTCTAAATCCTTTTTCTTCCGATGTTTTAGTGAACTTCTTTTCAGTCATATCAAAGTGAATACCTGGACTCATCTTTAAATCCTTATCATTTGAGTAAATGTAGGTGCCATCTTTGTGTGCCATAACACATAAATCATCAGCTTCTAAGTCATCTTCTTTATGATAGTTGTAATGTTCTTCAATATAAACTTCCACCATAGAACGGTACTTACCTTCTAATGGAAACTTTTCTGAATATTTTCTTGTACCTTTGTATTTCTTAACACAGGATATCAAGCTTCTATGATTATCCCTAGTTTTACCTGAGAATAAAAATATGTAATCTTTACTTCTTGATGCGGTATCATCCATAATCTTACTAATTCGCTTCTCTGTAAGAGAAGCTATAGTATTGTATGGTATAACAGCACCTGGGTTTAACCCACCTTTGAACATTCTCTCTATATCATAAGCAACTAAATACTTTATGAAATCTGCATCTATTAGTCCTACTAACTCGTTCGTCATATGTTCTTTTGTTTATATTTCATAAATTTCTAGCACACAATACCCTATTTTGTTAGGATCTACTCCTCCCCATACGTATTGAACTTCTTTCACGTAGTCAATGTTGTCATCGGGCCAGTAACCTATTTCAGTCAGTGCGTCGCATGTAAATTTATCAATTATTGATGTAGGATTAGCTACATCTACTTTTCTCCTATTACCGTGGTAATAGGTATATTTTAATAAGAAGGGGCCGTTACCAAATGTTAATGGTAAATGTAATGTTTTAATATAATCTTTCATTGCTATCTTGGCTGCATTGCTTTTCATAGAAAACCAGTTTCTATAGTTATTCAAATTGAATATAGCTTTTCCTTTCTTAGTTTTGCTCTTCGTTGTATGTACGAATAATGGTAACTCCAATGTGGCTATTAGTATCATACTTTAAATCTATGTGGTTCATCCAATATGTTACAAACATACTCTCTTCCTCCCCCTTTTGCTAAATCACTTAAATCTTTTGCCTGGTATTTTATAGCTAAATGATCTGGAATCTCGATTTGGATAATACCAAACTCTATACAAAGTTCGTTTCCGAATTTTCTACCATAGTTGGGTTTATCTTCCACCTCATTATCATAATCATTGTCGTATAATAGGTATATACTCTTGAACCTATCTTTTAGTTCTTGAATAATATGCTTTTTTGGTTTAGTTCTCTCACTTTGCAACGCTACAGTAGGTGTGCCCATACAGGCATCTATAGTCATAACGTCTTTCATAGACTTAGTTATAACTAACACATCCCCGGTTTCTGGGAGTTGTGACCATCCGTAAAATACAGATGCATCGTGTGATTTGAACCATTTGTTATCTTTACTAAATGGTTGGTAAATAGTAAAAGTATCAATGCCGTCCTTTTGTTCTGTAAAACAATAAGCATACTTTTCAGCAACTATAATCTTTTGTCCAAAAAATATATATTTTATAGGAGAAACTCGATATTTTATCAAAGTCTCCTGTCCTATACCAAAGGATTTCCAAAAATCAACGTCGTTAACTGCCCAATTACGGCGCTTCACGTTAATCTGAGGCTTGGTGTACTCAATTTTTTTATTGTACGCAATTAGCGGCTTAACCGTATAATCATTATCCGACCTAAACTTATCACCTAAGTCGGAATCATGAATTATCTTGTTTATCGCCTCCCTGAAAGTCAACCCGTCTCTCATCATTAAAAACTTAATAATGTCTCCTCCGCCTAATCTAAAATCGTTAAATAATATCTTATCTCCTTTTACAAAGATTGCGAAAGAAGGTTTCTTCTCTGGTGCTAATGGCGACAAAATTGGTCTACCAATTGTAAAGTTCCCCACATAATGCCTAAACAGATCATAATGATTACAGTATTTATACACGTCCTCAGGACCTGCATACTCTAGTGAATCTTTGTCTTCAAAGTTAAACATATTGTGGCTCTTTATTATCCGAAGAAAGTGTTATCCACTTCTCCTTCTGCTTTGGCGTCTGGTACTAATTCAGCCATCTGGTCTAAACCTGATGCCTTCAATTTAGTATCAGCGTCTGCGGTGTCTGCTGGTTCTACAGCAGGCATCCATTTTCTCACTTCAATGAAGCTTTTTGGACTTCTATTAGAACCATAGTTAGCGAATACATTCACTAATCCTGTTCCTAAGGAAGCTTTTACTTTCGTAAATAAATCTACGTCGTCACTAAATGACATCACTTTCGTCCCGCCAGTGTGTTCGACAATCTTATTTAAGAAAGCCCATTCTTTCTTCATAGCTTGTTCATAAGTGGTCCCAAATTGATTTGGGTAATCACTTTCTTTAATAGAGAAACACGCTCTGTTAGTCTTGTATCCTTCAGTATCTTCGAAGAACACTTTAAAATCTGGAGCGTTTTCATTCGACTTTTGATAGTCAACACCCGCTTCTTGCATTGATACCTTTACATCTTTAACTCTTCCGGCCTTGCCCCCGTTAAAAATTTGTTTTTCCTCTGCCTTGTTTAAATCTTCTTGTGTAAAATTAAAACTCATTCTTTCAATAATTTGTTCGTTTTTCTATTTAAATATTTTATCCCAATGAAACGTTAAGTTCCCGTCCGGATCAGACTCGTATAATGTAATCTCTTGTTCACGTAAATGCTTAATACGTGCTCCTGCTGCTACCAATTCGTCAGATTTGAAACTAAGAATAGTCTCATTTTTCTTACGATAGATAAGTGCAATTGCATCTGCATTAGCCGCTAACATTTGACTCATTTTACCACTAACATCTATGTCCGTTACAGCCAGCTCGTGGCCTCTACGGTTAATAGTCTTAGATTTTGTGTGTGCTATTAATATAACACTATCGCAATATAAGTTTAACATCGCAATTACATTGAAAAATGCTTCACGAATAGCTAACCACCCTGCCCCGTTAGGAACACTTTTTAAATCATTACCTTGGTAATTCTTATTTTGTGGTGCCATTTTATGTAATTGAATAGCATATGGCATAATCATATCTTCTAATACTCCAACCGTATCTACAGTAATGTATTTATACATATTCTTTCCATGTTCTTGCTTATACTCCTTTAATTCTTTAACAATGTTCTTGAATACAATCCAATCACTAACATCTTGTTTTTCAGATTCTGCTTTCACATCAATCTTCATACAATTATAGTATCTTGTACCGCCTTCCAAGTCGATTATTAAATTATCTTTTAAATTTGCTACCGCTGTAGTCTTTCCTTGTTTTGTATGGCCAAAGATAACCATTGTTTTAGGGTTCACTGCCGTTGCAGGGACCTCCGTTGTAGGTAATAAACTCATTCTTCTACTTCTCTTTCAATTTATCTATTAACTGTTGTTTTAACAGTCTTCTATTCAGTTCACTTGGATAACATTATCCCCTTCTTGTAAATATAATTTACACCAATTTCCTGCTATATTAAATGGTATTAAACCTCCACCCTCTAGTGCCCGAATTCTTTTTTTCCGCCTTCATGTGCTTCTATTACCAATCTCTCAATTAAATAATTATCTACTGTTGCTAATCTTCTGAAATCAGCTTGTGATAAACTACCCATAACATAGTTAGGTAATTTTACTCTGCCCCTATATATGATATCATCATATTCAAAAGCATCATTTATAGACCTTAAATCTGTCATCTCATACAGGTGTGAAACACTTTTCTTTTCTGAAGCTCTGTCTAGATAAAATAAATCTGGACCCACTTCGAATAGTATCATATGTCGTAGCATTAATACATTTGTTTCTGTTGTTTCTATCATACCCTACTAGTTATTAAGTGGAAAATCATAAACTTATCTGCTGGTTGCAATTCCATAAAATTATTACGGTCAGGCCTCTTTAAATAAGGTATATATTTTTCTGGCAGTTGTAAAGTTTTGATAGAATACCTATCTTGCTTTTTACACCACTTTCTTATTTCTCTTTTAAAATATCTAATATCTTGAGCATGCCATTGTAATAAATGTATTTGTTCCTTATCTCTCTGTAAATAATAGATTGTTAAGTCTATAGTGTATAAAGCCTCAGAGGGGCTTATGTGAAATTTTATCATAATCAAATATTAATACGTGGTATAATACAGCTTTATCTATTGCAGGTAAAATATCCTTAATCTGGTATACAGATTCATTAAATTTACTCCTTGCTATTTTATTAAGGTAATGCTCAGGAATTTCTACTGATTTATGACTTTGTGGTAGATAGTTAGACGTATGACTTACAGTTATTAGGTCAGTTTTAACCACAGCATCTAATAGATTTGCATCTGTTCCCTGTCGTATAATATATACTACATCTCTTTTTATGTAAATATATGCTTTACTACCGCATATTAAAACTTTCTTTCTCATTGTAAATTATTCATCTAAGCATAATTGCTTAATTAACATTTTATCTAATATAGATAATCCATTTATATCTAGTCAATTTCCTGAGTTATGGCCCATAATAATATTATAATATCTTTCAGGAAGCCTTATAGTATTTCCACAATAGCTGAGTTTCTTAATAGAATTGTCTACTGGATCAAGTATTTTGGGTTCTATAAAAGACTTCTTACCTCCCTTTCTAGTAAAAAATACCCTATCATCCACATATAATTCTATTACATAATTCATAACATTAAAAATTACATTGTATTCCATTATTTGTCAGCTCTAAAGCCTATAAATACTGGAAATCTTAATGCTCCTTTATCCGTTTCTTCAAAATATCGTATTTCAGCTGTTAAGCCTATATATTCGTCTTTTTTAGTTAACAAGTCTTTTCTATCTGCGTGAGATATCTTTGAACCTGTCTTACTTCTATGTCCGTTGTATTCAATTACAACAATACCGTGTCCTAGTACTCTATCACTCTCTATGATATCGATTACTGGAAGAGCTACATCTTTAAAGTCTTTATACTTTAATAAGTTGCTACTTCTACCATTAATCTTATATCCCTCTGTTCCCCATCTTACCATGGTTCCTTCGAACCCTGCTGCTAGGAAACTATCGTGAAAGTATTCTAAGTCTTCTTTACATACTAATTGTAATGTTTGAACTGATTTCAAATAGGTACTCTTAGAAAATTCTAAAAGAGCTAAATCAACAGTTCTGTCTTCAAAGGCTTTGCCACTTATCGTATCATATATATGATAGTTAACTTTTTCTGACTTTCCTTTACGATACTTTTTTAACAATTTCATATTCTCTTGGAAAGTCAGACCGTGAGCATATAGTTCCCCGTCTAAAATAAGACCTTCCTTATATCTCGCCATTAAGTCTGGTTTGATATGATCCATAGTAGTAATCTCCCTGTTTTGTCGCGACATAAGTGTTATCGTATTATTCTTCATAATAGCTAAACATCGCATACCGTCAAATTTTGGCTGTACAAAACAAGGGTAAACTACTTTCTTCTCCTCTTTTCCAAATTCCTTCGCTAACATAGGTAGAATAACATTAGTACTCTCTGCTCCCTCCTCTGTTATAAAGTAACCTTCTTTAAGTTTCTTAATAACTATAGCCTCCTTTTCAGAAATAGCTTGAGTAGCACCTGTTGTTGCATTTTTCTTTCCTATGTTTTTAGGTTTACATACTTTACTATGAGTAACCTTTTTTCCGGCTAGTAACCCAGACACTTGATACAATGTGTCTCCACCAACATAAATGTTAAGAGACCTGATCCGACCTTTCGAATCTTTCTTATAAATCTTCATTAATTTCTTTGATTATTTCCTCCCTCATCTCCTCGTCTGCATTTTCCATTTCATTCTGAACTATCTCGTCAATGATAGTCTCTTCTTCGTTTTCCGCAGTAAAGATTACTTCGTCTTTACTAACTTCCATTACAATAGAAGAATTCTCATTATTCTTAATTTGAATGAACAAGGCTTTAATACCTTTTTCTGCTAACCCTTTGTCGTCAGGTATTCTACCTGGCCATGTGAAGCTGAAGCGTTTAATAACCTCGTCCACATCTTCTGAAGTGTACTCATGATACATAAATCTAAACTTTATACCATTATACTTACCAACAAAATTACATTTAAGCCATATAGGCTCTTTTTTAAATTTTATTTTATGCAAAATTGGGGTAACTGGTACCTTCTCCTTTGTATCTTCCTTCAAGTTGCTCATGTGCTTTTATAATTTTTTCAATTTTTCCGTAATATACTACTTTTTCTAAAATATAGGTTCCTAAAGCAATTTGATCGATTACCTTTATATGTCTATTATCTTTTTCCATAATAGCCCTAACAGTAGGAGAAGGTGTACAATATCCTCCAATAATTGGGAGAGTATGTAAATCATCTTTACGTTTCTTTAAAACATTTTCAATAGATGCTTCCCCATGTTGCCCTTGAAAAATAGCATAATACAAATCATCTTTCTTAGTAAGAGTATAGCTATATATAAAGTTATTGTTATACAGTATAGCCTTAATAAAAGTAGGATCTCCCCGTCCTGTTTCTCTTACATTATATATAAGTACTTTTACTCTGGGCTTATTTCCCATATCTTTCTCTTTGTAGTTCATTACATTATTTAAATTCATTACTCCTAATTGCTCTTATTTGAGTAGCTAACTTTGCTTCTTCCGGTGAGCCTGCCTTGGGCAGTTCTGAAAAGAAGTTAACTGCTCCATTAAAGTATAAAGGAGCCTTTACTCCCTGTCCTCCGTGTCTACTTTGTAGCACGGTTAAAAACCTTATATTATCCATATAAAACTTAGTGTTGTAACCTTCGTAATCAACGACTTTATTAATATATGGACTATAGAGTCCAAAAGTTATATCAACGGCACGAGAGGTTAGTTTACTATCCCCTAAATTGGCAATAGTAGGTTCACCTTGGTTGAATTTTATTCCTTCCATACTCGTTTGTGCTAAAGCTTGTTGTTGTACCATTAAACTACTGTAACCATATTTATTACGTAATTTAATTAGGTACCCTGACAAGTCAGTAATAGACTCTTGTATTGTCTTACTCTTTTGAATTAGAAGAGATAAATGGTCAACTACTGTTAACACTATTTCTTCAGCATCCTTGGGTATATATACATCATCTATTTGTACTGGTCCTTTACCATAATCTACTGTCTTTTTGGTTTGTGTACCATTAGCATCAGCATAGTCTAGTAAACGTTTATAGATTCCAAATGGATGCGCTACATCTTCAATGTATTCTACACACTTAAGGAACCCTTCAATATAATCTTTATGATTTTTCAATTCTTCAATTACCTCTGCAGGTAATTCTTTTTTCGTACTCATAAGAGTGACAGGAGAAACTATCAGTTTACCCTTTGTCTTTTTAAATAAAGCATAGCTCATGAACTGGGTCACTAAGCTTTCTTTACTTTCTTCTAAACAGAAATATTTAACAACAAGTTTCGTACTTAGGTTGTTCTCTATAATATGGTCATACATACTATATAAGAACATGTAATTTGTTACCTTACTTTTCCCAGTCTTTGGCCCTGCTGTTACTTGATAGATTTTACCTTTTTCAAGGCCTACAACATGGTCTGCAAAGCGTGCAAAAGGCCAAGGTAATGAGTTAACTAACCCCTTACTTACCCTTTCTTTTCTTTGCTCTATGTTTGTAAGTGCTCTATCATATAAACTGTTCTTCTTGGTTCCCGACGATTTCTCCATCAATCACAACTTTTAAAGTTTGTTCTAACATTTTGAGTCCAATATTTCTGTCGCCTAAATCATCTGATTGCATATGTCTTAATATGCTTTTCATATGTTTATTCTCAAAAATATTTTTCCCTTTCCATCTCAAATCTGCCTTTGTGGGCCCGTTTAACACGGAGCAGTAATGAATAAATACAACTTCCTCAGCAGATACATATAATAGGAACTTATCTTCATTATCTAGATAAAATATCATTATATTGTATTTTCTGTCCAGTTGTTATCTGCCTCATTCTCGCTGTCATCCCCCATTGTCTCTTTAATTACTTCGTATTCTCTTTGAAATAACCAAGCAGACGATGCTTTCATAAACGACATTCTATTCTTTAAATTAGAATTGTATCGTCTATCTTTGACATCCCATTTCAAAGCTTCCATTATTGTAAGGTGTGACACACCTCTTTTTAAAGCTTCATTGTAATATTTGATACACTTGACCTTATCACTCTTTAAAGTCCTGGTTCTTAGCCATTTGCCATGTGCATCGGATATAGGGTAAGCATTCCAAAACTCTTCGAAATTACTTACTACTGCTGCTTTCTTTAATTGCAACGGCTTTTCTCCTATGATTTTTCTTAATTCTTGATAGCCTGTGACAGATATACTATACCCATCTGGCGTAGCAGTTAACACTCCTCTTTGATAAAGGGACGTATACTGCTCTTTCTTTGTGCTTGAATAAGGAAAAAACTTTCCTCTTCTTGCGTACTCAATCTCCATTAATACTATAACATCTTCCAATGTATAGTCACTTTTCACTATTTCTTCTACGTCAATCTTCATTAAGCGTTAATTTTAATAACTAACTGCCTTCTTGCTCACTCATTCTAGTGTATGGTTCGTTAATAACTTCTCTAATATCAGATATTCTGATATCAGGCAAGTTACTAGCTATTTCATTTTCATCAAAAGTTTCATAAGCATAGATAAACCAGTTAATTCTGTTTCTAACCTCTGTATCTACTTTCATCTTTTGCTTCTTGTTTTTTGTTTTGCTTATTTTGGGTATCCGTATTTTTTATACCACTTGTCCAATAATAATATTATAGAACCTTTATTTTTACCAATATCAGTAAAATTGTTTTCTAATCCTGCATGTTCTATAAATAGGTATTTTTTACCTCCATAGACATTGAATCTTAGGTGGTTTCCTGAGGAAACCCTCTCTTCTTCATATCTCTCAGGGTTTTCCATATCATTTTCATAATAAAAGACATCTCCTTCTATTGCATAGTCTCTCCTATTTTCGGTTTCTACTCCTGTATACTTTAATGTGAACACTTCTCCTATGCTATTTATATACTCGTAAGTATCAAAATTAATACGGACTACTTTTCTACTCCCTTTTTCCATAGTGTTATCTATTCTGGTGGATATCCAAATTTTTTGTAATACTCATTTAGTGCTAATAATGCTCCTGCAGGTGTAAGACAGGCTTCTGTCCACTCTCCTTTTTCTACCTTCATAAACTCTGACTTATCGTCTCCATTAAGATAGGTAGCCTCTTCTTTTTCTAAAAAAGCACTATTCTTTTCTACTTCATAATACCATATTGAATCTCCTCGATGAATTTCTTCACCAAGGAAATTAATATATATTAATTCTTTCTTAGTTTTTTCCAAAACCAAGGCCTTTAACAACAGCTGCGGCATTGCTACCAAATATATTGTTAGTACCATAGAAAGATTTACCATGAGTTTTATAACCTTCAGCCATAATTCTCTCATTTTCTACTCTTTGTAATGCTAACATCTTACTAGAAGATAATAAATCCCTAGTCTTAGCTTCATTACGAGCCACTGCTAAATCTCCTACAGAAGTAATTACTTTTGCATCTGCAATACCTTGTGCTTCTGCTTTAATTGCATTCGCTTTAAAGATTTTTTCTTGTTCAAACTTACTAGCTAAGTCATTCTTACCTAATTGAACTGCAGTTTGAGCTGCTAAATCAGAAATTCCTTTAGGAAAATCTACATCAGTTACTCTAACTCTCTTAAATTCTACAAAGAATTCAGGTAATTCTTGTTTCAATATCTTATTTAAGATATTTTCAGCGTTAACCCTTTCATGCTTATTTAAATCTACTGCTGAGTATTGTGGTACGACCTCTTTTGCTGCTGAATTTAACGATGTCTCAATTTTAATAAGGACGTCATTAATTTTAGTATGCAATTGATTAACCTCTAATGGGCTTAAGTTATAGTCTAATGCCAATACAACTGTAGTTAACATGTCATCTTTGTCATTAAATTGATACGTTTTTACCATGGTATGCTCACGCACATCATATACTTCCATATCATTCCATAACCATCCTAGTCCAGATGCTAACCCTTCTGGGTATACTTTATTCATGTTAGTTTTACCTCCCCATGAGATTTCTACTCCTTTATGCCCCGCTGGCACTGTTACGCAAGATGTTAAACTAACTGTTGCGATTGCTGTTAATACTAATAAAATTTTTTTCATTTCTACTTCTTTTTGTTTATAAATATTGATAATCTTTCTAATGCCCTCCAACCTAAATACATTGGAAGTGTTACAATCCAACCTATACTGATTACTATCATCCAGGCTGCTTTTGGATATAGCTCGTAAATTTCGAGTTTATCCCATTTTGTCTTCTTGTTCTTTTGGTATACAAAGAAGAACATGATAAATGCTGCTATAGCATATAATACCTCTATCATGAATATTTGCTTATTACAGTTATTGCTACTAAGAATAGTATAACAGGTAACCATAATACTACTAAACACGCAGCTATGATACAACTAAATAAAAAGTATATAAGTAGTAAGAATACCACCAATGTTGCTTTGTCTAGATCTATCTTATCCCTGCTAGTGAGTATAGTAAAGGCTTCTCCAACACGAGAATCGTTTAAATATTTCTCTATAAATAATCTTCCTTTACGAAAGGAAGGCACAATCACACTCAGTGCGATAAATACGTAGAATATACCTACTCCTATATCAATGTATAATGAATTTCCTCCGCACATATTGACTAGTTTTCTTTATTTTCTTCGTACTCTCTAAGCACTGCTACTGTTAATATTAATAATCCAATGATTATTACTGGCCAAAATAATACTGTTATCCAGTATATTATTATAGCTACTAAGACATACCCCGTGTACCTAAGTATGAATTCTAATTTGTCACCAAACGTTAAACGTTTGGAAGGGTCGTCATATATATGAAGCAATTCTACAGTACGGAAATCGTCTTGTGCTTCTGTTTTATATATATAATACCTTACTCTTCTAAATAACGGGGTTACCGTTAATAGTAAGAATAACGCCCCTGCTAAAAGATACCCTAATGTCCAATACATTATTTATCCCCTTTGTTTCTTAACCATTGCCAAGACATCCAAAATGCCCAAGCAACAACTATTAGTCCAAACATTACAAAAATACCTTTCATAATTAGTCTATTACTTCCCAAGAAATAGTTTTACCTTTTATAGTAAACCCATCGCTTATGAATTGTTGTTCAATTCCCGGCTTTAGCTTTAAATCAGATATAGTAATACTATGCTGATCGTTTGCTGCCGCTTTTTTAATCTGATCAATAACATAACCTCTAGTAGAATAACTCTTAGTGGTTACAATTTCCCTTGCGTCTTGCGCTGTAAATTTGCTCATGTTGTTAATTTTTTAATCTAAGTTATCTAGCCAATCGTTCACTTTAGCAATACGTTTAGTATTTGCTTCTTCCACACCTTTGAAGGCTGCCTTGGTTGCCTTTGCAACTTCAATCTGTGTTTCTAATTGAGTAACTAAATCGTCACTCATTTGTTTTTCTGCGCTAATTTTGTCGTTAGCGTCCTGTAACTCTGTAGCTACTCTGCGAAATGCCTCCAAGGCTTTCTCACTTCGTGCTAACATCTGTGCAGGCGTTCTTCTACCCATAAGGTAGGCAATCGTTTTTCTAATCATTTCTGTTAATCGCGATTTAAATTAATATTAAAGTTTTTCAATTTGTCTGTGTAAATGTTCTTTTTGCTCAGCAAGTTCCGTTAATATAAGAAGTTTAATCTTCTCTACTAAACCTGCATGTACATGCTCTGCTTCAAGCCTAGTGAAGATATCTTTCAATCTGCTTCCACCTTCCTCCTTATCTAAATGATACATGTCTTGCATATCAGCAATAGTATTCTGTGCTAGCATTACTCTTTTATATTTAGAGAATAGTCCATCTACTTTTTCTATATTTTCAAGTTTCATCTTAGTGTGTCCAGTAGTCCCCTACTACTGCTTTTGCTTTTAATGGTACGGTTTTACACCATATTTCTCCTGCTTTAGCCATACATAATTCTAAGTTAATTGCTACTAACTCTGCCAATGTATTTGTGCTTTCCACGTTTATCTCATCATGAATAACATTAGTAATCCAAACTTCTTCTGTTAACTCCTCTTCAACAATCCACTTCCTAAAACGTACTGCAGCATTCTTAGTAATATCTGCCGCTGTTCCTTGAATAGGGGCATTTAATGCTAATCTACTAATCTTATTCTTTAGCTTGAAATACTCTGACTTCTTGTCAGCGCGTTTCTCGTAGCCTTTCATTTGCTTATAGTTAAGTAAATTAAGTCTACGATGTGTCACATCATTAACATCTATATAACCTTGTTTAAGCGTATTTTTAATAACTTTATCAAAGTAACCTCTCAGTCCTGAGAAAGCTTTGAAATATGCTTCATACACGGCATCGCCTGCTTTTGAGGAAATACCTAGATTTTTAGAGATGGTATGTCCGTTTCCGCCATAATTAATGGCAAACCCCGCTGCTTTCGCAATTCCTCTCTCTTTTAGTAGTATTATTTGATCTGAACTTAGCGTTTTCGTCTTATCGTCTTTATCCTTATTAGCTTGAATATAGTCTTCATAAGGTTTATTGTATATTTTAGAGGCAATAAAACTGTGCATATCAGAATGCCCTTGTTTATAGAATGACAGTAAATCCTTATCTAAAGATTTATTAGCCAATACTATATTCTCTTGCCCACTAAAATCCGCATTTACAATATTATGCCCTTCAGGTGCTGTGAAACACTCTCTAAACTCTGCATCAGCAGGTATATTCTGTAAATTTGGGGCACTACTGGAACTTCTTCCAGTAGATACTATTTGCCTAAACCCGCTGTGTAACCTCTTCGTTACTGGATTAATATATTTGAAGAATTGTATTCCAAACGTAGTTACACGTTGTTCAAGTTCCTTCATCTCTAAATAATCCTTGATAAATTGCTTATGTTTATCAGATGCAGACGCATTAGTCGTGTTTAACGATGCTTTTAATACCTTAGCATCAACGGTATATGCCATTTTCTTAGTGCTTTTACTCACTGCTTGGGGGCATACTCCCAAGTCTTTCAATAATGCAATTACTTGCTTAGAACTTGACCACTTGATGGTCACTTTTCTACTGACATCAAACATCGAAGTCTGTGTGGTGATAAACTTACTAAGACTATTGCCTTCAATAAACTTATCTAACACCAACGATGCCGCCTGATATTTTACTTTGTTGCTTAGATATACAAGTTCCCATTTCGTTTTATTGAAAAATAGGCCTTTGTACTCCATATCACCAAGTACTTTTAAATATTCGTGTTCTAACTTAAGAAGCTTAACTTGATCTCTATCCTTTAGCTTCTTATGCTGCATTTCATCTATTAATATAGGTAGAATTACATCATAAGCACCATAAATGATTTCATCTTTACTAAAAGGTTTGTTTTCTATTTTTAAAAAACGCATCCTTATACTTTTGTCTGCTTCATAATTTAAATATCTCTTTGCAAGAGACTTTAAATCATTCTTTAAGTTATACCCATTGTGTAAACAAATTTCTTGAATGAGAGTGTCTCTGACATCTTCTAGATCCAATCCATAGTTATGTTTGAAGAATTTATACTCAAATTTTAAATTCTGTCCAATAAGTGTTGTTTGTTTGTTTATTAGCAATGGAATTATTCCTTTTACTTCTACTACTCTCGTATCTATAACAAACTGTCTGAACTTGTCTCCAAATTGTAACATAATTAACTCATGTTGATGGGGATCAAGTCCTCTAGTTTCTATATCTACTCCAACTTCTCCGCTAGTCATCTCTAACCAATGCTTAGCTTCGTTTAAGTCTTCCTGTTTTTCAATAAAAGTTACGTTTAAATCAATATCTGTATCTATTTCTACATCTTCTAAAGTGAAGGTTTTCTGCCTTTTAAATAGTCCAAGTTCATAGTTCTCTCCTTCTTTCATTCTACAAAGATACTAAATTTATCGCAATTATCCTAATTATTTCTTATCATATTCTGTATTTTTCAACAGTACATTGTTCAGGCTAATTATGAATTGCTCTTTAATCTGGTTCACTCCATGAGATGATTTCTTATCAATCTGGTGGAAAAACTCTTTTCTAAATGCTTCTATCTGTTCTTTATCCATACTTTAAAGTTTAGCGACCTGTTCTGGTCCGCGTATTATAGGGTGCCCACTATGTAAGCTTACAATCCTTATGTTTTGCGGTGTGAATCCGACTACCTCTCCATATTCGAGACATCGTGAATAGGCAGAGACAAAGGCTACTTTATCTCCGCATTTTAATGTGTTGCCATTGAAATCACCCATTAGTTCCCTAATAATATGTCTAATACAGATGCTTTCATTTCTATTGTCATCCCTTTTACAGTCATTAATTCTGCTTCTAGAGTTAATTTCTTCTTTGTTGCCTTTAACACTGGTGAATTTTTAGTATTCAATTGTGCCATGCCTTCAGTTGTTACGGTTATAAAAGCTGCTTTTTCAGTTCTTAATCCCTTAATGTTTTTTCCTGGAGAGCCATACCATAAATATTGAATGGTACTAGGCGTAGTTCTAGTCTGTCCTGCGGTTAATCGTATCGCTGCTGCGATATTTGTTGGGTATTTTCTAATATTAGCTATTAACATCTCTGATCTATACCCTTTTCTGTTTACTTTGATCTTTTTACTTGGTTGTTTCTTGCTTATCTTGCTTATCTTGCTCATCTTTCTTTGTCATTGTTTGTTTAACTCTATCGATATCTACTACCTCTAGCTTATTGTTCTTGTCGTTGTTGATTACAACTGCTCCTGCTAATTTCTTAGTGATTACACCTGTAATAGTTTTTCCATATTTTACAGCTTGGATTCTATCCCCTATATTAAGGTCCCTTACGAATTTCATATTGCGCTACTCCGTTTTTAGTTACTATTTCCACATCAAAATTATACTCGATATGGGTTTTAATTACATTTAGTAATTCCCAAGCTCCTATTTCGAAAAACTTGGCTCCTAGTTTAGTAAAAAACTCTAGACCTGCTTCTTTTGGGTCTATTTCGCTTAATACTGCTACTAATTCTTCCTCATGCATATCAGCGTGTACTTGAAGTAAGACTGCCTTAGTCTTTAACTCTTCTATTACACGCTTGAAATGCGAGAAAAACTCCTCAGGGGAGTTGAACTTTTTAGATTCTTCCATTATAACATGTCGATATCAGCTAATAATGCTTCATCTAACTCGTCAATAGAATTACCTGAAATTGACCATACCTTGTTATTTGCTTGCATCAACTGTTCTAACTCAGTTGAAAAAGCGAATCGTCCTCCTACTTCAGGCTTACCTCCTAAAAACTCAAATGAGTTCTCATAGACTTGACCTAAACAAAGGATTTTACCACGTGGCATTTCAATTTCCGCAGTAAAGTTGTAATATTTATTACCATTACTGTTGGCTTTAGGTTCATCAGAAATACTTCTAAGTACTCCGTCTGTTCCAAACATCTCAATTTCTTGATTGTTATCTTTGCGTGTTCGTGTGAATTTCTTCATCTTTCATCTTTTAATTAATCTTCAAGGGTATGTCCATCTACTATATAACTTGTATACAAGTCTAATAATGTTGTATCCCTAAATTCTTCTTTACTATTGGAAGCAGATTCAATTATGCTTTCAATAGACCACCTATACTCTGGGTATCTTCTGATTTCCATATTTTCCCATGTATATAATATTTCACTATTCAGATAAATAATAGGATTACTTGGTCTATTTGACCAACTGTATCCCAACTCAAATAGTCGTAATTGAACATTTTTACAATGTTCCTTGTCCTGTATTGTTATTCTCAGTTTCATTGAAAATCTCTTTTATAAAATGTCCTACATATAAATCTAATAACGTCGTCTCACGAGAAGACTTTGTTAATCGGAATTTATGATAATCAGTGTTTATTGTACCATTTAATGATACATAAATATATTTGTGATGCAGGTTCCTAGGCATCGCCATAAAGCCACGAGCACGGTCACTCTTGATCTTAGAATTCCATCTGCACCCCAAATCTATTAGTCTTTTCTGAACCATACGGCTCATTTTCTTATTTTCAACCTCAATTAATAGTCGCGTTGTAGGCATAAAAGAAAGGGGCCTATTACAGCCCCTATTGTGTTACAAGTATTTAGCAACCTCTTCTTGAGGAGTATTCTCATCGAATACTATGTCAGCGTCCTCTTCCTTATCAACTACCTCTGTAGCTAATAAGTTCAAGACATGGCCTTGGTTGATTGTGTCCCAGCATATTTCATCCTTATTTGCATTAGGGATGAATTGGTTTAAGAATACCCTCATTTTAAGAGCATCTTCTGGGCCTGATACAGCGTTCTCTCCCATTGCTAAGTCTAGGTAAACTATACTTCGCGTTGGTGCGTGATATGCTGATAAATATGCGGTTCGTCCTTCATTACAAAGCGCAATAGAATGTTTGGCAGTTTGAGGTAACCAAGATTCATTCGCTCCTGGTTTGGTTCTCAACATCCACCCGGCTGTTGGTGGAACTTTATAGCCAGAGAATTTATTATGTCCACTATAAATTCTAGCCTCTAAAATTACCCATTCTACATCAGGAGCAAGATTAACAGTATCAATATCCAAGAATTCAGCGTTCTTATCATATCTACCTGTATTGTCTCCAGAGTACGTAACAGCACTTTGATTGTAACGGTCATTCCATCCTACTTTCATAACACTATTAGTGTTAGTAATAATAAGTCCTGATAAATCTATATCACTACGGTCTTCCCACATACAATAAGCTCTTACTACGTTACCTGCTGGTACTGCCTCCACGGTTCCTATAGCTTTACCACTAATAGACAGCGATGCTGCTCTATTATTCATAGCTAAAGGCCTAAAATATAGGACATCATCAACAAAAACTTTACCTAGACTTCCTACCATTTGAGTACCTAAAGCTACCTTAATGGCCTCTCTAGAGTCTTTTACTACCTTAGCAGGTAGAGGTTTTAAGTCTTTATAGGTAACCATTTCTGATGACCCTTGTCCAGCTAGTACAGCGGAACGACCTCCTTGTGCTTTATCTCTACCATGTAGGTGATTATACACATCGATCATCTGCTTAACGTTAGGTGAATTACTTAGCCACTTGCTGACAGCAGTAGCGTCAAATACTCTAATTAAGTGATCAAGTCTACGAGAGAATACTCCCATTCGCTTTTTCAATAAATCAAAGATACCTTCGTCTTTACTAGCGATAGCCTCTTCTACTTTGGAATTGAAGGTTTTCAAAGTTTTAGGCTCATTTCTTAAAGCATTAGCAAACTTAGCTACTTCAGGAAACATATTCTTATTCTTACTATCCATAGGATGTAAGTAAAATAGAACACGCAACCATTTTTCACGGTCTGTTTTAAACGCTTCTTCTAAATTATAACACTTATCTAATGTGGACAACAACATCTTACGTTGTTTATTAGACGGGTTAATAAATTTAGTATTTGCTTTCAATCCTTCATCCCCTCCTGAATAAGCTGACCAGATACGTAAAACGTCTGTAGCATTCTGTATTGGAAGAGCTTGAATATCTGAATCAAGCAATTTCTGACCTACATAGGCCAGGGTCTCTTTAAATACAATCTTTGACAAGTTTATATTGTAACCATTAAATAAGTACCATTCAACAATCGATTTGTCAAATGCACTGATTGAATTGTTACTATAAACTATGTTATAGAATATATTATCAAACTCTGCGTCTGTTAAACTAGATACAGTGGTGTACTCTACTGGTTCAATAGCAAAGGTTTTGTGCATAACTTCAGCTCCTTCAGGGCTCCAATCTCCTTCAATATAGTAGGATTTTAGGGCTTGTCTAATCATTGTCTCGTTTGACAATGCTTTCACTGATTCTGGGAAGTTTTCATAAATTGCTTTATGTCCTCCACCTGGAACTATAGTTCTAATACCTTCTAACAAATCGTTGTATATAACATCTAATGTTATAGCATCACATTTTGCTAGTTTGCTTATTGTTACAGCATTTAATATGAACCCGTATTGTAACAGTTCATGGTTGATTTGCATCGCTAAGACTTCATTGTCTGATGTTCCATCTGGAACAGGAATTGCTTTCTTCTTTTGGAAAGCAAAAAAATACTTCATTTAGTATGTTTTAAAAATTAATAATCATTACAGGTATAATTTTTGCCCGAAGGCAAAACTAGGACTTGAACCTAGAATAACCAATAGTAACCTGTAATATGGTTAACTTAAGTTATAAAAATCAGTAGTCGTTCAAAGTAGATTGGTAATCCCTTTCACTTATCCTTCGCTTTTCTGAAAAGGAAGGTAAGCCGGGATTGTGATTATCTGTTTTAGTAACTTTGATCATGTCTGATTTATTGCTCCGGGGAAATCTGATTGAGTGCGTATTAGATTTACAAACTCTGAGTAACTCAATTAATGGCCCCCTGATTTATTATCTCAATTTCAACGCTGCTTTTGCAGGCGCATCATTTGGATGTATTTTCAAGTGTTTGTTTAATTTACGTAGTCTATTCTTCATACGTGTGCCTGCCATTTTATAGCCTTGGCATTTGGCTTTATTTGCTCCTCTCGTTGCCATATATATATATTTAATTTGGATTAGTTGAAATTGCTGCTATAATTAGTAGGAATACTACTACGATTATGTAAACGTATATTTGTCTCATTTGTATAAGTTTATATATTAATTAATATAAAAGAGTATAAGATAATCTACAAAGGTAGCATTATTTATGTATAGAAAAATTTAGTAACCTTTATAATGGCCTATACTCTTTAGATTTTGCAGTGCGTAGAGGAATCGAACCTCTGTTACCGGCTTGGAATGCTTAGTAACTTAAATTATGTCTACAGTGATGTGTAATCAATGTAAGTAAATATTACGGCGTCCTACCACTAGACGAACGCACTATGTGGTATAATTATTTTGGGGGAAGACCAGGATTCGAACCTGGGACAACCTGTTTATAAGTAAGTTTAATAATGTCTATTTACATATTAATCTACTAAACTAGGTCTATCTGAGACAGGGGCTCTAACCGGACTGAGCTACCTTCCCCAAGCATTATCTATTACGGATAATACTGATTATTAGAGAAGCTACTAAGAATACCCCAAGGAAACGTATATTATACATTTCAGGTGTTTTAATAGACTCCCATAGATTCACAAATAGTCTGGTTTCCCAGAATATGAGTGAAAATACTGCTGTAATAACTAAACACATTACAAATATGGTGAGGATCATAGCTATAAATAGTCTAATTGTATTTAATATGATTTTTAACATAGTTTTATTGTTTAGATTAGATGTTCACAAAGGGATCGAACCTTCGTACATATGGCTTAAGATATCATCTGGCATATGTAGTTAACCCTATCTACTTAAAGTATGTACATACTTTTAATAGCTTTTGTTATTGTGAACTGTATTATTTTAAAGTGACTTTAACACATCTAACAGCAAGCACGTATTGATCTTGATCTTCAATTATGAGATTTATACGTCTGTGTCTTGGGTGATCTCATTAACCGCAGGGTTACTGGTTTATGTGTTAGTACTATTAACCCTTTTTCCTGTGTCACTAGGTGATTATTTATTAATATATGGCAGAGTATAAGATATCTCTTATTGTTTATACATATCGTAGTTACCATCCCTAATGACACCCTCGTTAAGAGCTTAGCTCTTTTTAGAGATAATACATTAGCCTAATGTATCTTTCTTAGTGATTAAATAAGCTTAATATTCTATATTAATAAATGAAAGGGCTGTGGTTAACCCCTTTCTAGAATTTATATTTATTGGACATCATTGATGCCACAATACCTACAGCAATAGCTCTAAATGCTATTCCCATATGTGCATTTTTTCCAACGCATATTTTTCCGGACATTGCTTTTGTAGCTCTTTCTTCAGCTAATTCACGTCCTTTACTTTTAATAAATACATCTGCTTTTGAACAAGATGCAATTCCGATGCTCATTTCTCCTTTGTTTAAGACTCCTGCAATAGTATGTCTCTTCTCCCCTTCAATGCGAGGTGAATGGTAATAATAAGTTTTGTTCTTCATTTAATTTATATTTAGTGTTTAAAATTTTAAATTTAAATAAACTAGCTGGAGGGCGACTAGGCTATTATCCCTTTATCCAATTGTACAGCTTTAAGCACTAGTTTATATAATATGATGATAGATGTTCGTTAAATTGGGCACATCTGGGCCTTGTTGTGTGCGGGGGCGTAGTTGGACATTACCCCAACGACTCCGGAGCTGCTTTTGTACGCGCTTTCACTAGTCCACCCCAGTGCTTATGACTCTTGGCTTGAAACCCCCTCGCTTTTTTATTTGTTGACACGCAAGGATTCGAACCTCAACTGCCAGCTTTTGAAGCTGTCGTGCTTCCGTTACACTATGTGTCAATGGAAAATTTCTTGGGATGGGAGTTGAACCCACGCGCACCATACGATCATTACCGTGAAGTAATGACCTTGTACAGTTGCTCTGGCCAGTCTGAGCTACCGCAAGAAATTTTGTCCTTGTTATTGTTATTTCATTTTAGGTCTGAATGACCGTTTCTTATCAAATCCATGTGCTTCTACCTTACCAATATTAGTCTGGTTGTCAGGTAGTGGTGGATTATCTATTAAATACCCTAAGAATGTTTCAATCATAATGTATATATCTTTAGCAGGTATAACCTTATGAAATTGAAATGTACTTAATAAGGGTACTTCCCAGTTGCTATTTCTTGAAAAATAATGATTTTTAGTTATTAATACAGGCTGTCGTTCCCTAATATTAACATCAGTACTGATACCATTCTCCATAGCATACGTTTTATTGTAATCTTCTTCTTCTCTCCAATAATGATATCTACTATAACTAAACTTACTATATCTTAGCTTGCCTAGTTCTCTTAACTCATCTGGAGTATGATATCTTTTACCTTTATAATAGTATATTGTATATAACCTATTACATACAGCTATTCTAATAGTCTCAACATCGTTTTCAAATACACAATTGACATAGTCTTTTTGTTTGACCATTTTACGTCTATCATATACTTTGGTCTTATCCATCCCAAAGATACCTTGGAAATAATCGTAGTAATCTTTATACTTACTTAATATTCTCATGTTTTTAGTCCCCTTGATTGTTTAGCATCCTTTAATCGTATATTAGACATTTCCTTAGTCTCATAATAAGATAAATCCCCAGGATTTGATTGTCGTACTCTAAATGAGAGTTTAATACCCAATTCAGCAGCTTGTTCTAATAAACCATTTAACATTGGTATTACTATCTTAATTGCGTCTACAATTCCTTGACTTGTAGTATCTTTGGATATCATTTCATTATCTAGGTCCATAAGCGAAAGTGCTTTTAATTAGTTCGTCTGGTTTTAATAACCCTAGTTTATGTAGTTTACACACTTCAGCTACTACATTTCTACACTTTAATATATTACCATGTAACATATAATCCTGTATTAATCTAGTAGCACTATATGCTCTTCCTTCTTCCTTAAGTAAATGCTCATACACTCTTGCAGGCCCATAAGGCTTAAACAATATGTGTATAACAGGCATTAACCATTCCCAAGATATATGGTACCTTAGATTATTAACATGAACTGCCTCATTTTTCTTATGAGGAAAAGTATACTTTGTATCTTTTGGGGTTACTTTATGCTCATTATTAATCTTACATCCCATAAACAGGGCTATATCAAGATTCTTTGCGTCCATTAGTCTCCCGGTGGTTTATAAACCTTGGAAACAACATCTTTTTGTCTCTTCAAATAGCTTTGAACAGTGCTCCCTAAACTATCAATTGGGTAACCTTTACAGTTAGCTAATTTAATAGTTAATTCAGTAGCGAGGTCTTTAACTTCTTCAGCTGTATCAGCCCAATCATCTACTAATTCTTCGTAATCAGTTAATAATAACTTAAGATTACGGACTTTTACATTTGCTGCGGATATTTGATATCCCAAATAGAACATACTCAATGTTAGTATGCCTATGATTATATTTTTTATCATTACTCGTCTAGTTTTAAGATTCGTTGTATGTCGTCTGCAAACCACCCCAACGCTAATGCAAGGGGTATTGATACCGCTAAGGGCATGTTTGTCACTCTAATTACTAGTATGAATACTGCGCACAGTATAAGTACAAAATAGTGTGGTTTCATATTAATATTGTATTTGAATAACTCCTAAGTCAGCTAGTACAGCACTTGCATCTTCAGCATTACCTGAATATTGTGATTGCATTAGTTCTCTATGAGTTATGTTACGTTCAATTAATCTTGTTTCAAATTCTCCTCGTGTCATTGTAACACTGGTGTGTGCATCTATATAATGTGACGGTGCTCCATCACTAATCATATCGCCTATAAGGTTTGCGATCCCAAGTTTACTAGATTCCATAAGTAGTTATTGGTTAATATATTTTCTTTGGGGGGTGTTGCCACCATCTTTAACCCGCCAAATGGTACAACAAGGTAATATGTTTAGGCAATACCTCTTGTTGTATGGTGAGTAATGTAACCCAACCCAAGCAGATTCTTTTCTAATTATAAGTCCTCGTGTTTTCATTCGTAAATATTTCTAATATCTTCAGGTAAATCCTCGTGTTTCATTATTGGAAACACATTAGGATGTTCTCTATTAACTATTAGGTCTTTCAACGCTATTTCTTTACTTAATACTTTATCAGTACAAGTTGGACAAGGTATAAACCCTGTATGTTCGCCGGCTTCAGCTCCCTTGGGATTACCAAGAGCACCGCCTAGCGCATCAAATGCAGCGATACAACATCTAGGATAACCTAAATGTATACCAAGTACTTCAAATAAGTACATTATTTCTTTGGTTTGATTAAACCAACAATCATAGCTACATCACTTTGAGTTTGATAAGTATTTCTCATCTTATTTCCAAGCTGGGAATTTACCACCACCTTCAGCAGTATATGCTGCTTGTAATGTAATTACTTTAGCTTTAGCTAGTGCTAAATCTACTACAATTTCCAAGAATTTACTAGCATCTTGTTTATCTGGCTGTTTCAATGCATTGTCATAAGCATCTTGTGCCTTGTCAATGTTGTCTTGTGATACATTAAACGCTTTGCGATATAATGCTTTTACTTTTGGCTTGATTTGTTCAGGCATCTTTTAATTGTTTTAATATTAATAATTGTTTGATCTTCTCTTTTATTACAGTAGTATTGATACTTTTAGATACACTCATCATTAAATATAATGGGTCCTCTAACTCTGAACTAGGTACTGGTAACCAATTTACAAAGAATGTATCATTATCTAATACATAATCTATAGTACTTGTACTGTCAAAGCAATGAACACTAACTTTATTAGCTTTGTAATCTACATCAATATTATATATTTCACCAGAAGTAAATGATACTTGTTTACCTTGTTTATCAATGTCTTTATATCCTAAATGACATATTAACTCACCAAATCTTGGTGGTGTAGCTATTATTGAGCTAACGGTGTCTAAATGCTTCATATTTTCCCTTCTTTATTTAATTTATAAATATCAATGAAAGTAATCAGTTTATACTTAGTACTCTTTTGTTCAGGTATCCTTCTATTATACTGTAGTTCTTTTGTACCTGTGTGTATTACAAAACATTTAGTATTATTATGATATTCTTTAAAGGCTGCCCCTGAAGACCATCTATAACCCATTTTGAACAACTCTTCTTGAATAAACTTGAAGTTTGTTCCATTTGTTGGTACTACATAAATACTATATTTCATACCCTATCTTTATTTATTGAGAATACGTTATGATGTTCCTGTGTATCCCACATCTTACAATAAGATGTCTTACTATACTCCCATTGAATGTTTTTTGGGTTACGCCTTGATAGGTACATACATCCTCGATATAAATAGCTTTCATACTTTGTGAAAGGTAGGTATAACTTGAACCCATGCGCTTTAGCCTTTAACCACTCTTCAAATGTTATTTGTGTGGTTTCTACTGGATATTCTATCTTCATGATTAGTTATCAAAAGGTTTCTCGTCTAAGTTTTCACTTATATACCTGCCTATAACGACTATAGCTGTTAGCCAACTTACACCAACCAGTAATGGTGCAAAAAATTCTTGAAATATATTATCACTGTCTATATCTATAACAATGTATAGTATGCTTGTTATAATTATCCACAATGCAATCCCTATGTGTTTATTTGTTATTTGTTTATAATCCATTTACTATAATTTATCAACTAAGTTATTAAATTGTCTAAGCCAATAGACTGCATTTATACGCCAAGGTATCTCATATTTACTCTTAGACATATCTCTATCTGAAGTACCATCTACTAACATTGCAGCAAATGATAAAAATATAAATAATGTGAATATTGCAGATAATGTTATAAGCAATGTTAAAGTAGACGCTAATAATATGAACATCATTATACTTATGAAGGCTATTCCTAGCCAGAATTTAATACTATTTTTCATTATGTTTTTATTTTAGTTAATACATTGCTTTCTTCTCCATTCTCCTCTTAGCCTTTAATACTATTCTAGAATTAGTCTCGCGTAAGTCAAGTATCTTAGCAGTTAATGTCTTACCACTTCTTGGTGTAACCATATAAGCATAAATACCTGATATACCTGTTAGTCTCCATTTCATACCTCTCTTAGCTGCCCAAGAGAGGTGATATATGTCTCCTATTACTGGTTGTTGCACTAATGCATCGTCTGCATTAATAGCTAATCTATAAGTTTCTCGTAAGGATAGTAAGTAATCATCCATTACTCTTGAAGTCCTTAACAGTTAAGTCTTTCTTAACTATGTGTTCAAATGCTTGATACACATCATACTCTTTCTTGTCATCTTTAGCATAGCGATTCCAAAAAGTATTCTTTGCTAAGATAGCGCACTGTTCAACAATGAACTGTTGCTTTGGTTGGTGTTCTTTATAGTAGTCACCTAGCCCACCTTCAAACAATAATTGAAGTGATTCAAGTTGTTGAATGTGTGAATAGTTCTTGTCAACACATATTATCAAGTCTAAGTTGCGTCTTAGAATAGTCATCAAGTGTTCATCATCTGACACTATTGCATTTATCTTAAGTATTTGTAGTTCTTTCATTTGGTTAAATGTTAGTGGCTAATTAATATGCTGTTAAAAACTCTTTGCCCAAATTTCAGTAGGCTATAGGTTAAGTACTAGATTTTTTGTCTTTCCTACCCTTGAAGTAACAATAACTTCTTCCTATACATCTACAATAAACACAACTGCTGATACAATCTACACTATTGTTCTATTTCATGTCCCCATAATTTGGTTAAGGCCTCGAAAGCCTTATAGAACAGTGATTATTTCGTGAAATAGGTAGTGTTGTTTATCTTCAATCAAAGAGTTTAAATAATTACTTATTTCTTAGTAATGTGAGAATCAAATACTACTCTTGTATCCCCTTGTCTATCACTAGGATACTCATCCTTTGAAATTTCTGTTGTACAAGACCCTTTGTTCTGTACAAAATAATCTTCACCGTCTACTTCTACTATTTCCTTTGACATAATATTTATTTTTAAGTTTAGTTAAAACTTCCACAAGGTATGATTACCAATTACGTGGTAGTTTTCAATAATAAGCTAATTAAAACCTAGAATTGTTGGTAATATTACATTGCAAGTTAATAACTGCTAATGTTTTATCGTAGTTCCATTTAACATCTTTATGTTCTATAAGATGTGAATTATCTTCTCTATCAAAATAGATGAAGTGGTCTATTCTACGTTCAAATTCTATGTTATGCTTGTGTAAGTGTACAAGCAATGGATATACTTCTTCATAATACACAATTAATTATTTAAAAAGTTACGTTACTAAACCATCTTAAATAAGGTGGCATACATTGTTGAAGGTAATCTCGATAATCTGTGAATATATCATTCACATTTAAATAGTCTTCAGGATAAATAAACTTAACAAACATATACTTATTTTGTACTGTCCATTCTCCAAGAGTATTGTCTACATATTCACCATTATGATAGTTTATGAAGTGTATTATAACAGTATCATCCTTTGCTAAATAAACTACCATTGCTAATTTATCGTGTTTATGTTTAATAGCCTCATGCGCGGCATTCAGTTGGCATCTAAAATTATACCTACATTTACCAGGTTTAACTGATATAATAGGTAATTCATTTGTTAATTTAAGTCTAATAAAGTCCTCTGCTTTAGTATTTAATAAGTGCATAATAGTGTATTAGTGGTTAATATTACCTACTTACCAACAGTATTTATAAAGCTGCAAGAGTCTTCACTCTAGATCGGCTCTTATAATCTGTTGGCACGTAGGATTAGTATTGTTTATAAACTCTTACAAGGTTGCACCTTGAACCAATGATAACTCGATATTCAATTTGAATACCTGATACCTTCTAAGATTTGTTTTACCTGCAATTGGATAAGAATTATTAGTAATGGTTACTACACCTTACTATGTGACTATTTGGCTATTAATATAACTTGAACAGCTGTTTATTAAATGCTTGGTAAAGTATTACGAGGGTGTGTATTGAAGCATGCATCACACACATCAACACACATCTCGCTCAATTAACCAAACTCTCTGTCCTTTACTAGCATTAAAGCTAAGACTAACAGGGCATTACACCCTGCTGTCGTAAAGGTACTACTGGTTACTATAATTCACCAATAGCATCAAGGAATGCATCAGACACATCGTCTACTGCGTTACCTGATATGCCCCAATAGGCATTTTGCTTTGCTTGCAAGTCTTCAACTCGCGCTGCAAAGTTTAATTTCTCACCCACTTGAGGTGTCCCACCTAAGTGAGGAATTAAGGCTTCGTACACCTGACCACCAATGGTAGTGATGCCGTTAGGCGTTTCAACATCAGCAGTGAACCTGTGATATTTCTTCCCGCTTACCTTATTTGGTATGCTATTCTCGCTGAAGGTTTTTAACTCCCCAACAACTCCAATAAACACTTCTTTTTTGTTAGTCTGTTTGTTCAGACGCTCAAATTTTCTCATAAGTATATTTATTTAGTTAAACTATGACGCACCAAAAGAAAGTTAAGATACGGGACACGCGAGCGAAGCGAGCAACCTAGTCAACCTGATAACTTGAACTATCGAGGCGTTGGGCGAGTAGATAACTTGAATCGACCAGGCGTCGGGGACTAGTAGCGAGGTAGTCTATATCAGGGATACAGAGCGTAGCGACTATCGTCAAAAGAAACCCTCCGAAGAGGGCTCTGTACCTACAGGTCTTTTATCATACCTAATAAGTCCTCAACAGAGTCAACGGCCTGGCCTCCAATACCCCAACGAGTGTTGGTTTGCTCTTTCTGCAGGTCTTCAAGCTTGCAGTTAAAGTCCAAGCGGTCTCCTACTTCAGGTGTCTTACCTAAGTGAGGTATCAACGCCTCGTAGACCTGTCCTCCGACAAGTATCTGACCATTAGGTGTCTGAATATCTGCTGTGAAGCGATAGTACTTCTTACCAGAGACCTTGTTAGCACGAGGTTCTTCATCGATAGTCTTTAGAACGCCTTGGCATCCAATGAACAGTTCTTTCTCGTTAGTCTGTTTGTTCAATCGTTCGAATTTCTTCATAATAGTGTGTAGAGTTTAATTAGTGCAATATCGCACAATGGATACGCAAGATGGTAGATGGGCTACACGAGCGTAGCGACTGTTTCCCCAAAGCTATTGAGCAATGAGTGTTACCAATGTGAGTGTCAACTCCCTGGAGTCAAACCTGGCATAAGTCTCTGTATTCTCTGTGATAACATAGTGCAAGAGAGTGCTGATAAGGGATACAAGAGCGAAGCGACTGTCTCAACGTTTGCCCCGGGGGGTATTCCCCTTTTGAATAAAAGACCCGGCGCTTTATATATATACCCTACGTATCCATCCCTTTCTCCAAAAATTTTTTACAAAATATTTTTTAAGCGCTATAAGGCATTACCTGTTTTAAGGCGTCTCAATCAGGTAATCTGCTTAAAATATATCTTGCTTAAGCCCCTCTACTTACAGTCTGTAACCTTTAAACGCATTAGTACTTACAGTTTATAACCATATATAGCCAAATTGCTTACAGTCTGTAACTAAAATAAATACGATTTTACTAGGAATCGTCCTTAAAATGTTGTATATTATGGGTAATATAGTCTTGAAAAAAGAAGTGTCCACCTGAGAACGATGTTAACTACATGAACGGTCAGGTCCACCAGGGGTTCAAGATGTTTGAAGTAGGATGCCCTTACTTTATTAAGAGTTAGTGCTGATATCACGGAGCGATAGGTTTAGGAAGCTAAGAAAAGATATCAGGTTATGTCCAGTAGTCTCTAGACTAACTCAAGATAGGTAACTAATTATCCAAGAGTGATTGAAACAAATCGCAAGGGTTTGTTGTATTTAATAAGAAGAAGATGAAGAGTAGGTTAGGAAGAGTGGTAAGGGTACTAAGGAGGATGACTGATGAAGATGGAAGTAGTTATGAGAACTTCACTATCGATGGTACTGAGATGACAAGGAAAGATTGGTTGCACCACTTAAGAGAGTTATTCATAACAGAGATAGAAATGAGCATGAAGGAGATGAGTGAGTACGAGAAGTTTATAAAACAGTTTATGAAATTCGTAGACTGTGCGGAAGGTTTAAGTGACCACAACCGCGCACTGCACTTTGATGATGTACGTGAACAATTTATAGATGTAATAGGAAGAGGATTAAGATGATTATAACACCAAAAGGATTTAGACATATAATAGAGGAAGTTAGCAGGAAATTAACAGTTTATAAAGCTTTCCCAAGAGAAGAGGAGTACAGATTTACTGACTTAGCTGTTTATAGAAGTTGGATACTAGACCATATAGAAGAAATATACGGATGCGATATAATGAGAGAGGTATAGTAGATATAATAGGCAGGCTTGAGATAACCATGAAGGTAAAGAAACTGTCTTTTGTAATGAATAGAAAGTATTACCTTAGAGAATTAGAAGCAGATTTATTAGATTATATAGAAGCAGAAATATTAGGAGGAGAATGGGAGAATATATTATTACTCCCTGTAAAATAG